TTTTCTTTTTGTAAGTTTCGCATTATTAAGTTTAAGGATATCAGAAAAGTCATAACCAATTGCCCAAGCAAGACGAGCTACATACCAACATACATCTCCAAGTTCATAAGCAAGATCACCAGGTTTATACTGACCATCACGAATAAGTTTCTTGATATTACTAGCTACTTCACCCGCTTCTGATGTAAGACCTAAAGCTAGATATACAAGTTCTCGATTGTCTCCTGTGTCTGCACCTGGATAAATTGCAGTATTACTTGTTTGTTTTTGATATTCATTTGCTTGCATTATAATTCTCCATTACGTACATTTTCCGCTGTTTTTTCATTACGTTCTCTCATTGTTTGATAATTTTCCATAGCTTTTTTTGCATACTCTTGTCTTTTTTTTTCTTGTTCTTTATCATAAGTATATTGAACATGATCAGGAATTATTGGCATTTTGTTCTCTTTGTAGAATTAGTGTTTTAATATATACAATAGCATCTAATAGTTCTTCATAATGTTCTACTAGCATATCTTTTTTTGTTGTGGTGTTTAATGGAATTTTATATTTTTTAATTCCAAATTTATCACGTTTTTTTATATCTTTAATTACAGATTTCCAAGTGGATTTATTCATTTATCCATTCTTTAATTATGTCATAATCTTTAATAGAACAATATTTAAATCCATTTTTAGTAGCCCATGTACCATGTGTGTATTTAGCACCACCGCATAGTTTATTACAATCCATAAATACAAATCGTAAATCTAAGTTGGGATATTGTTCTTTAATTAAAAGATATTTTGATCTTTCTTTATGATCTGAAAGATAGCCTTTGGTTTCTACATAAATATTATTAGGTAAAGACCAATCTATCAAATATGTATGTTTAGATTCTGGTACAATATAAGTAAGTTTTGTATCTTCATATTTATACTGTACTTCTAAATCATTTAGTAAATATTCAAAGTTTTCCTCAAGCTTAGATCGTCGTTTAGTAGTCATGCAGCATCTAATTGATCTACTACATTAATAAGATCTAAACTACTACCACTACCATTAGTGTATTCTCCTTGCCAATTCCATTGTACTGGATACCATTTATCTAATGGTTGATAATAATAGGCTCCATTGATGTATCGAGATTCATAGATGTCATAAAGTCTAACATCAGATCCACCTCTTGTTTGCATGGGTTGGCTAAATTTAAGTTTTGTCGGTGTACCCAACTTTGACCCCTTTCTTGTTGTATCCATAAGCATTGTGCATTCATCACAAATCTTTTTGGATTATTATATTTATCATATACAACATCAAACATATCTTGTTCATTTGTAAGATGTTCAATTAGTTTAGCAGCTTTCTTTGGTCCTATTTGATATACACCAAAGATATTATCTGCTAAATCTCCAATAAGCATTTGCTTATAAAAGAATTGTAAGCCTTCTAGTTCTGTTATTGAATATGCTTTATTGTTGATAAAATTATAATGCATTCCTGGGATCATGTCAAGATCTTTATCAATAGTACAAATAATTGTTTTTGATGTTTGATTCCATGCTAATGCATCATCAGCTTCGTAACTTACAATATACTCTGCTCCCCATGTTTTGTCAAGATATTCTTTACATGTATAGACAAGAGGAGGTGTGTCTGTCTTATCTCTATTTGCTTTATATTCAGGATTAATTACTTTTCTAAAATTAGGTTTTTCTTTACTAGATAAGAATATTCTATAATTTTCATATTCTGTATCAGTATTCATAAAGATAGAAGATAATAATCTATTACATCTTTCATAGAGTAAATAAGAATTAGCATCTTGTGGAATACTGGTGGCTACTCTCCATGCCACAATATCTCCATCTATTAGGATTGTCAATTTTGATCCTTACTTGATTATATTCTTGTTTTCCTACTTTATGAGATCCACAAGTAGGACATTTAATTATTTCTTTTTCATTTTTAAGTGTGCTAAAAATATTAGCACAATATAAACAGATATAATTATTAACATTTACCATATTATTATTATTATATTTAGGTGGGGTGGCCAGTGCTGTATTTCCGGTATACGAACCTACAACGTGCTTGCCGACATTCCTTGCGTTGTGTACTTGATCTATTAAAGTCTTATTTTATTGAGTGTGGGGAACCCTACTTAATTTATTAAATTCGTTAATTGCAGCCCTCCCAGTTACGAGAAAAGAGGGCGAAGCTAGGTCTCTGCGTAAAGCGGAAATTTCTTTACGCAACGCAGTTACTTCCTGCGCAAGGTCTGATTCTTTACTGCGAGGAATCATAGTCTCAAGCATCGCTGCTAGGCGTGGATTTTCAGTGTTTAGTGTTGTTTTCGCTGGCATTCTGATTTCCTTATTTCTAGTGCTACACCTCGTACAAGAGGCGAAGACCGAAGGCGCAGCATTCGCCCGTCAAGGCGTTGATGCCGTAGCGCTCCAGGTCCTTCCACTCATTGATACATACCATGCCTTCCATGCTGTACTCCTTGTGTGTTGTGAAGATGCTAGTATGCCATTCCAGGCGCTAGGTGTAAACCGTCAGTTAGGCGTCAGCCAGTGCATCATGTACATTCGGCCTAAACACAACAACCGCACTTGGAAATGGGGCGCTGTTCTCACCCCCTCCGAATTTCAAACGCCCACGCACAAAAAACACTTCGCCCTTCGCGCAGTAGTCGTGCCACCAGCGGGTATCAACTCGGGCAGGCAACAAGCACACCACCGTTGCGCCGTTCTCTTTGGCGCTTCGGTATGCCTTTTCAACCCATGCGGCAATCTCTCTACCATATGGCGGGTTCATCCAGCACACCCCACGCCAGTCTTGTGCCAGTCCGTCATCATCAGGCGAAAAGAAAGCATCGCACTTGGCATTTTCTGGCAGGGCGCACACGTCCTTTTCAAACCTAAAAACACTGTTCAGGCGGTCAAAGAAATCCTGCGGCGTTGCCCACATATCAGTCTTGCTAGAAAACATCAGTTCTTTATTCATCGTGTCTCTTTCAAAAATCCGCCTAACAGTTCATTGCAGCGGACGCTTCGCGCGTTCACCCCAATAGTTAATATTAATTAATAAGGAATATCATCTTCTGTTACATCAGGATCATCAATTCCCAATACAAAGTTAATATAAGTTTGTGCAGTTACTTTAACATCATCAGGATTTACATTACCAACAAGAGTATTAACAGCATTGGTAAGAGAGGATTGACGAATAATATATACTTGTTTCTTTGCCCTATCTTCAGCAGTTTCCCAATTACTACTAGAGGATACTGCTTTACTAACAGGAGATTTTGAGATTGGATGACCGACCTCTTCAACTTGTTTATAAGAGTTACTCTCTGCTGAGATTTTATCCCAATCCCAAAAGCCATCTGCATTCTTAGTCCTTCCAATAAAGAATACATCACCTTTCTCAGAGTTCTTCAAAACTTCAAAGACTTCTTTGTTACCAAAAGGCATTACTTTCTTGCCTTCAACTTTATCTTGAAAGCTTTTGTTCTTGTACATAAGATCAACAAATTCATAAGGTTTGTTGGTTTTAGTGGTAGCTTTTACAAGATCAATAGATTTTACTTCAATACAAATTTCAGACATTTATACAAGTTCCTTTAAGTTTAACATATTTGGACCAACTTTAATTTCCCCACGTAGGGGTACATTCCAGTCTAAGAAAAAATACTGAGATAGAAGTTTTGGTAAATCTCGGAATAAATTATCAAAAAGATTTGCAACAACTTCTATCTCAGTATCCGGGCTGTCCAGTACAATAGAATCATGTACTGTACTAATTAGTTTACTTTGTAACTTTAATTTATCTAATCTATGTTTAGCAACTACTCTTATCATTGAAACAACATCAGCACCTAGTCCTTGATTTGGCCAATTGGTAATATCTGATTCATTATATTGTAATCCATTATAAGTTTGTTTCGGAATAAACTTATGTACTCGACCAAATGGACTTATTATAATTCCTGTTGTTGTTGCTTCTTTGATAAAACGTATGTGGGTTTCATAGATTTTATTATATTTAGAATAATATTTATCAATCACAGATTGCCAAAAGTCTTGTGATGTACTTACTGATTTAAAATCAGGATCTTTAGCATAAGCATACGCTGATCCTCTATAAATCCATCTAAAAAGAAAGATCTTTGAAATCAATCTAGATGGTAGAGTAAAAGCAATTTGATTTGCTGTATGAATATCATTTTTAGTTGGGTCTTCTAATACTGAAATCCATTCATCAATTCCTGTTTTATCTTGAGATAAAAATAAATACGTACACCATTCCAAACTTTTAACATCTATGTTGATAATCATATTATTCTGTTTTCATTTTACAGGATTCTATTTCTTTTTGAATTTCTTCTAAATCTGTAATAACCATATCAATACCAAATTTATCTACTGCATAACAAAGTCCTTTTAAGACATCGAAATATTTTTCATCTTTTTCTACTACAGAATCTTCAGGAATCATAATAACATTCATTAATATCTACTTATACAAAATTGTTTAGCAAGAGGAGCTAGGTTTTGTTGATTGGGTTTACTACTAGATAACCTACCTGTAATTGCTAAACATTGGTTGAGAGTTGAGTATAATTTATTAGGGGGCCAGTTCATTTTTTCTCTTAGTTTAGGTAATCCTTTTAAATATGTACCATTAATTTTTTCTAATTTAGATCGTTCTAAAAGTAAGGTAATTATATTTTTAGTATATGTATTTGTAACAAGTGCTCTTAATGTTGGTTCATCAGTTTTATAAAATCCTTCTTTTAGAAGTTCAGAACCTTTTAATGGTGTAACTAATCTAGGAAATACTTTATTAGTTTTTACATTTTGATATCGTATTTGTCCTATTTTTAAACCAGTTTTATAAAATCCAATAGGTTCTTTAGTAATAATTTCTTTTGTTCCTCCATATAATATAATGGAAATATCATCATTACTATTATAATTAATTCCAGGATTATTAAGAATCTCGTTAAGTTTTTCTTCTATAGCTTTAATTTCAAGTTCAAGTTTAGTTGCTGTTTGTAAAGATTCTTCTTCATCATAAACTAAACCATTATATTCCATTTCTTGCAGAACAAGAAGATCATTACATTGTAATCTAAATAATGGGAAAAGATTTTGTTCTGTTGTAGAAAACTTTTTTACTTGTTCTAAGAACACTGAGTATGTTAGTTCTACATCTCTTTTACCATATTCTTCTAATTCTACCAGAGGAATTTGGTCTGTGTCAATACCTAAATCCCAATATTTTTCTTTAATTCCATGTATTTTTGAACCTAATTTATAATTTACTCCCATTGTTTCTAGGTCTGGGTATTTCCAATTTTGATATGAGAATAAAAATTCAGCTATTTGTAAGTCCCAAACTGGACATTGTGGAGTCCAGTTTAGTTCTCTTTTTAACCAATTAAGATCAAATTTTAAATTGGTTCCAATTATACAGGAGGCTTTGGATGTATGCTCTACCAAATCAACAAAAGTGTTAGGATGATAAACATTAACATTTTTTTTACTTTTACTTTGTATTGTAATTAATTTATTTGTTTCATCAAAAGGATTACCTTTGTTTGATGTTGTTGTTTCCACATCCAGAACAACTGGATTCCTCTTCAAGGAATTCAAAGTATTGCCAATCCACAATCTTTTGTTCAACACCAAACTCCTTTGTTGCCATTTTTAAAAAATCAAATACAAACTTTTCAGCAGCTTGTTCATCTTTAGCTTGTACTTTAATATTAATAGGGATATCAAATGT